GATGTTATTCCGGCCAAATTCAGACCGGCTGAGAAAGCTCGTATCTACAAAGATCTCACTTAGAGATGATGTATCCCAGATGGGATAAAACTAAGTAGTAAGAAAGAACAAATCTATTTTTCGGATGAAGATTTTCTGCCGATTCTGAATAGAGTCTTACGATTGCATCGACTCCTTCAATAACCGTAGGAACAAAACATTGCGAGATAGGATGATCTGTTCTGCATCGCGGCTGTCCTTTTGTCTTATGCACCTGCATTTGAACAGAAGCTTCGGCAACGATCTGCTCATTTGTTAGATCCTGAAGAATACACATAAGCTCGTCAATTCTGGTCCACCTGCTTGTGGTCTTTGAATCGAGATCGCTAAATCGGGCAAATACTTGACTGACAACTCTTTGTTCGTCCCTAGACATCATATTACCGCCAAGGCTCGCAACGGTTAAACATTTCAGTTGCGTAGTGCGAATAGTGCTTTTCAAAGCACGCATCAGATAAAATTACAGGAGCCATCAGACTTTTTGGACATCCATCGTCAAGATATCCTTCAGGTTTCATCGGAGTCATTGGGATCTGCGAGAAAAATTTTTGAAGAATGTACTTGATCGAATTATCTGGATACATGGTTCCGTTATCGAAATCATGGGCTCTGCCACAGTAGCAGTGATTTAGCTCGTGATAGACCAGGGCGACCTTCTCATTCCATGTTGCTTCTTTCCAGTATCCTGAGTCCAAATCAATCTCTCTAAAATTCTGTCCGTATGTACATGTCCCAATTACCATCTCTCTTTTGATCTCGGAGAATCCAATTGACACATTTTTGCCAAAAACTATGTTATTACGCCTACTTAGATCAAAATAAGCGTCAACAATCACTTTTAGCTCAGGATCTGAGATCTGGCTGGTATATTGGGGAGAAATCTTGGGCTCATGCTTTGGTGTCGGCTGAGAACAAGCGGCTACTAAGAATGTGAAAATAAGGCAAATTAGTGTTTTCATACTCTCTCTCTCTCTCTGATATATCACATTTGGGGGAAACCCTCAACCCAACAATCTTATTGTAGAGGGTAGATATGTCATTTTTAACCGATCAAATTACTCAACTAAAGCAAAAATCCGATAATTTTATCGGGCAGCAGCTTGGTTTAGTTCAAGCCAAAAATACACGCAGTTCAGCAAGCGTACCTTGGAACAATGTTTCAAGCCGTTTCTGGGCTCCAATGACTATTGATCCTGCACGTTGGGATAAATTATTTCCATATAGACTTCTTGTATTTGACGTTGCAACTGGAAATGTGGTCGGAGGAAATCCTGGACCATCTCAAATAGCCGTATCTCAGAATGAAACAGGTACAACCATTTCATTCGAGCCATTAGGAAACCAATGGGTATTTCGTCTACCTATCACCCCTCAGCAATTAAGTATATCGGATCAATTTTCTATCAACACGTCTGCGACCCTAAGAGGCGTTCTTGAGGAGCATAATGGCGTTAAGTTCAAAACAATTCAAGCATCGGGCACTATGGGAGTATGGCCATATCGTAGCTCGGTAACTACGCCGCCATCTAGTCCGACTATGTTGCAGTCATTGTTTGGCGGAACTCTCGAGAATGTCACGAACGTAGTACAGCAATTTAGTCAAGTAATCAATACGGCTACGTCTGGGCATCCAGCAAATAAGCCTAAAACAAATACTCCCGAATTGACAGAAGAAGGCCCGACAAGCACTGGTTATTACCACGCACTCGCACTCCAGCAGTTCCTTGAGCAGTATGCAGAAGCAAAGAAAGATCCGAAGAACGCATCTTGGCGTTTAGTTTTTGATATTCCGAAACAGAATCAATCATTTGTGGTTACGCCACAGATTTTTGTATGGAATCAAAATCATAATAAGCCAAATCATATCAATTATTCTTTCACTTTAAAGGCGTGGAGACGCATAAAGCTTTCTGGGCACACAAATATAGTAAATCCAGAACCGCAGAAATTATCACCTTTGACTCTACAGCGTATCTTGAACACGATCACTCAGGCTCGTAGACTTACAAGCGCAGCAATCGACTTGATTGGTGCAGTTCGTTCGGACGTTGAAAAGCCTTTAGATGTTCTGCGTCAAAGCTCTTTGTTTGTTAAAGATTTGGCCGGTGTCGCCGTTACTGCGTGTGACCTTCCTTTCCAGATCCAGAGAGATTACGCAAGCTCTATCAAAGATAGTCTTAAGATCTTAAGCACTTCTATTTCTCAAGCTTCTAGTAATCCTTTTGTTCGCAGCGCAATTACTGGCGTAAATGCTTCATCTGCGAAGCTTGAAGGTCTCTCTATGTCAGCTGTTGCTGGCGGACAACTTGGGCGATCTACCGCTACGGCTCAGTCTATTGATCCAACCGATAACGTATTTCGTCAGCCAGAAAGAAACTTCGATCTTATGAACGAAGTACCAGTGTTCAGTATGAGCCTAAATAATGCTCAGCAAGCTGCCGTTGACCAATCTATCGAGAATGCACGTCAAATTAGCGTTGACGATCTCAAAGGATTTCGCGCAGTCATTCAGGATCTCGCTCTTCAGCTTTCAAACAATTTCGGCGCTGGAAGCGAATACTACAGTAAGATCTATGGAACTCCCACTCCTACGTCTAGGATTACACCTATGACTCTTGATGAGTACGAGCTTCTTAAGTCTTTGTATGACGTAATGCAGTCTTATGACATTTTGACAGCTACTACTGAGATTGATGACGATAAGAAACAAAGCAACATGGAATATGTTGCAGGGCTTGCTGATCTGGCTGGAATTGAATTCACTATTCCTACCAGTAAAATCCTTGCTCCCGTTCCTTTTGGTTTGACTATTGAGCAAATTGCTGCGCGTTATTTGGGCGATCCTCAGCGTTGGTTAGAAATTGCTACTTTGAATAATTTGCGCGATCCATATATCGACGAGAACGGTTTCCAAAGACCTCTTTTGTCGAATGCTACTGGTCGTCAGATTACAATTTCAAGTATAGAAGAAATGTATATCGGTCAGCGTATTGTGTTGCGTAGTGCAACTCAAACTCCGACTGCGCGTCGCATTTTGGGTATTGACAGACTGTCGGATACTAGCTATCTTATCACTCTTGACGGCGAGCCAAATCTTGACGCGTTTATAACTACTGACCAAGCTTACCTTCAGGCGTACCTGCCTGGTACGGTAAATAGTCAGCAGAAAATTTTCATCCCAAGCGATCTTCCGATCCCTAACGATCCAAATATCGTAGTTCCTACGTCGGTATCCCAGGATACCCTAGTTGGATTGAGTAAGGTTGACTGGCTTTTAACTGACAAGGGCGACGTGGCCGTAAACAGCTTCGGAGAATTCCGTTTAGCTGCCGGTATGACAAACCTGATTCAGGCTATCAAAATCAAGCTTGGAACAGAAAAGGGTAAGTTTTTGACGCACCCAGACTTTGGTATTGGATTGAAGGCCGGAATTATGAATTCTGACGTAAATGTTCAGGAAATCTATAACGCGATCAATAAATTGATTGAAGAAGACCCTCGCTTCCAAGGCTTGGACTCTCTTCAGATCTCTCTTAGTGGACCAGTATTGTCAATTTCTATGGGCGTTATGATAGCTGGTCAACAGGGTGTTTTCCCTCTAACTTTTGAGCTTGCAGCTTAATGATATAGAGAGTAAGGGAAACCCGAATCTTTAAGTGGTAATGGAGTCTTATAATGGCTGACAACAACAATGGATTACCAAATCCTCAGAGTTACGAGCAAATCCTGAGCGACATGCTCAGTGCATATGCCGCAAAACAGGGTATTAACGATTTTAACGTAGGCTCAGCTGTTACTAGCTTCTACGAGGTCGTTGCCTTGATGGTAGCCCGTGCTTCTGGTGACGTTTTCCAGATTCTTCGCGATTTCTCGGTAGATAGAGCTACCGGCGATGCCCTTAAGCGTTTGGCCCAAGAAAACCGCGTTACTCCGATCACTGCAAAGCCTGCAACTGGTCTAGTTACCGTTATTGACACATCGTTCCAAAAGATTTCGACCAAAGTTTACGCTGGTGCTAACCCGCCTAACATTGGATCGACTCAAATAAAGGTTTCTGATGCTTCGGCCTTCCCTGCTTCTGGTTCCATCTATATTGGAAGAACGACTCCTAACGTAGAAGGTCCTTTGACCTATTCTTCGATCACTCCGGTCGGTGGATACTACATTATCAATTTGACGGTTCCTACCACTAAGTTTCATAACGTGGGCGAGACGGTTATTTTGGCTCAAGGTGGAAACAGGTCTGTTCCTGCAAACACTGTTGTTCTATCTCCTTCTGCCGGTGCATCTCCTGATATTCAATATTCGGTTACGACTGCCGCAGTCATCCTTGATGGTGAAACTACTGTCGAGAACGTCCAAGTATCTGCTCAACAGCCTGGATCTACTGGAAACGTGCCTCGCGGCGCGATCAAGCAGTTCGCAACTCCGCCTTTCGCAGGCGCATCTGTTACGAATCCGCTTCCGTTTACAACTGGTGCAGATTCTGAAACTGACGATCAGCTTCGCGTTCGTATTAAGCGAGCACTGGCTTCGATTGGTCTTGGAACTCCTACTGCTATTAAATCTGCAGTTCAAGGTGCTTCGGCATCTGATGAGCCACAAAGCTCTATCGTTTCTTCGTCGATGGTTTCTTCGACTGAAGGATCTACTCTTTATATCGACAACGGTGCTATCTACGAAGCAAAAACTGCTGGCGTAGGACTTGAAGCCATTATTGACTCTGCGTTGGGCGGTGAACAATACTTCCAACTTGCTACTGGCGGAAGACAAGCACCTGTCGCTAAAGCTTTCTTGCAAACTACTCAAGCTGCTCCGTTCGATCTTATTGGCGGTGATACTCTTGCGGTTCAAGTCGGCGAACAAATCTATCAACATGTATTCGCAAATACTGATTTCCGTTCTCCAGGTGGAGCTACTGCTTTTGAGGTTACTGCATCTATCAATGCAAATACCACTCTCGGATTTGAAGCTACCACTGCAGAAGGTGGACAGTACGTTGTAATTCGTTCTAAGAACGAAGGAAACGACGCAATTAAAACTTCTGTTCCTACTACTAACGGTAGAAACGCTGCAACTTTACTTGGTTTCCAGTCGAACGAGATTCAAACTCTTCGTTTGTATAAAAACAAAATTCCTCTTTCAAAAGACGGAAACAACGCATCTCTATTCACGCAAAACCAGCAGCTTTGGTCTGCTACAATCGTCACTGGCGATACTTTGATCTTGTCTGTCGATGGAACGGCTTTCATCACGTACACAATTACTGATGCCGATTTCATTGCAACTGGACTTTACACTCAAGTTGCAGCTACCAACTCCCTTGATTCTTGGCAGCAAGTTTTGAATGCAAAGCTTACTGGCGTGACAACCACAATCGTTGGTCAACAGCTTGAGATCACTTCTAACCTTGGAGCAAATAATCGTGCATCCATCGTTATTGATCCTTCTTCTACTCTTGTTACTAAAGGCATGTTCAGCCAATTGATTGGTTTGAGCGCCGCAGGTAAACAGTCTGATTATATTCTTGATCGCAATACTGCACAGTTCAAGCTTATCGAGCCTCTTGTTGCAGGCGACCAGCTAACCGCTGGATCTGACGAAACCGAAGCTCGAATTCAATCTGACCAGATTCCTGGCGGATCTATTACTTTCTCTTCTGACGCTCACGTCTGGATCTTGATTGACAATCCAGGAGAAATGATTGCTACAGGAGTTGCAGGAAATACTATCCTTGCAGTTTCTCAGCCTTCTGCTAACGTAATTCGTTATACTTCTACTGTTCCAACTGCGTTCCAAAACGTACTTGTTGGAGACTATGTTATCGTATGGTCTAATGAGCTTGTAGCCGGAAACCGAATTGAAGGTCGCGTAAACGCACGTACCAACAGCACTCTAGATATCCTTATCACTGCTTCCGAATACGCAGGCGTAGTTCCTACTGCCGGTGTTCTCTTCTCTGAAGGATTCATTGTTCTGCGCTCTACTTTGGCTCCACAAAAGTTCCGAATTACATCAGGAGCAAAAACTCTTGACCAGATTGCAATTGAACTTCAGTCTCAAACTAATAGCTTGATCTTTACTGTTCAAGAAGAACAATACATTGTTATTCGTTCTCGTACCAAAGAAACTACTGGATCTATCTTGATCGTTACCGCAGATGCTCAGGGTAAACTCCTGAACTTACCTGTTGCAACTCCTGATTCTTCTAAAGATTCTTTGATTGCTTTCTACGAAAGCCAAAGCTCAGAAGCAGCGTTTCCTCTGTTCATCCATGCAGGATTCGCAGCAGGTTCCGCAGCAGATCCTATTGACTCGTACATTACTTCATTTACTTCAAGCGTCAGCCTTGCTGGTCGAGATCCAAATGAATTGATTGCATTACTGCATCCTTACGGAGCAGTTCGTGACACTCAGCCTTACGGTGAAAGTGTTCAAGAAAAATCTATCGCTGGCGCTGTTATTGGTATCAATAATCAGCCTATCATGCGTCGTTTCCGCACTGTTGATCGCTACTATATCGCTAATCCACTTGATTTTGGATACAACGATACAGCTGTAATCGTAGTGGATAACGATACGACTTCAAAGTCGTTCGAGGTTCCATTCTATCGTCGTGCGATCACAAATACTTCTAACGTAAATAACCCTAATAATTTCAACGCATACGATGTTGATTCTGGCCCTACTACAAACTTTAGCTCTGCATTTGGAACTTCCTTTGACTTTTCCAATTTCAAAGCTTTGATGCGTGCTCGTAAGGTTTTAAATCCTACCGGAAATAACAACGCTATCCTGTATCGCTCTACTCGTTGGGGACGATCTGGTGAGAAAATCAACGTAGGATACATCTATCCTTCTGTTGCTAACGCAGCTATTTCTAGTGTTATCACGGTTAACCAAGATGTTGATGTTCGTATCAACCTAAAATCTGGTCCAGCCGTTCCTACTTCTATCGACGCTTCAACTGAATGGAACATTTCTGTTGTTCCTAATACTCCTGTCGCTGGTATCGACCAAGTCACCTATACTTGGAACGGAACTGGTTCAGCGCCTGCATTAGGTGGATTGAGCGGCGGAGAATATGTAAACATTCAGCAAACTACTGAGTTTGACGAAGCAAACACTGGTGTTTTCCGCGTTTCTACTGAAGTCGGATTCCTACCTACTGCTACTTCTTTTACGGTTCAACGTCCTACTGGCGTAGCTGTCGCAGAAAACGACCGTGCTACTTTGGTTGGTGGAGCCATCACTTTCGCCCAACAGTCGGCTACAACAGCTGCGGAGATTGAAGCTTATGTTACTGCAAGCCTCGCCGATTACTTCTCGGCTACTTTGGTTAATGACCCGAATCCTCCAGCAGATGGATCTGGCACTATTGAGTTTTCTACTTTTGAAGATAGTGGATTCCAATATGAGTCTGTTTATCTACAAGATGGTATCAACTGGATCGCTTCTAGCAATCTAGGCGGATCTCCTAACTTTACATTCAAAGTTCCTCTTACTCTTTCTTCCGATACTGGATACGCATTCAATAACGGAGAAGAAGTTCGTCTGATCCCTACCACTATGGATCAAGTTCGTCGCCTAATCTCTGTTTTGGCTGTGACTGGTTTCACTACTGTTGGGACAGTTGGAGTCGTAAATCGTGGATCTAAGCTTGAGCTTGCTACCAACACTCTTGGATCTGAGGGATCTATCCAAATTATCGGTGGACTTGCTAACGGATACTCAGTGCCTGTCCTAGACACGGCTACTCGTGTAGACAATCAGCTTTCTTCTGTTTCAGTAGATAAAGTTTCTGCTCAAGGTGTTCACTCTGACCAGTGGTTCCGTCTTGCGGCATCTTTTGCTCAGCGTAAAGAAGCTTTAATGTCTTCTAATACGAGCATTACAGTTTTGAGTAACCAGCCTACTGTTGGACAGTCAACTGTTAAACTTTTGAGTCGCACGCTTAATCAGCGTTATTTCGGTAAACAAAGAAACCACGTTCGCACCCAGAACCGCACTTTCCGTATTGAAAAACAGGGCGAGCTAACTTGCCTTAGCTGGAATGGAATCGGCGTAAGCCCTGCTTTCCTAAAAGCTTCTTTGAATTTCAATGATACTTCTGGCGGTACTTTAAACGTATCTAAGGTTTCTGGAACATCTGAAGCTGAATATCTGGTTATTTCTGGAGACGCAAACTTCAACGAGCTTTCTATTGGAGATTTGCTGACTATCCAGAATCTTCCTGTTGTTGCAAACAACGGCACATTCCTAGTTACAGGTATTTCAGAAGATGGACAAACTGTTCGCGTACTGAATCCCGATGCAGAAGACGAATTCTCTTCTGGCACCTTCACGTTTGGAACCAACTCTACTGCTGGTGATACTTTCACTATCGGCGTCACTAACTTGATCGCAGGTACTGATTTCGCAATTGGTGCAACACAACAAGATACTGCTGCTAACCTTTCTGCTGTTATCGGTACTCTGCCAAACGTGACTTCTTCTGTAAACGGAAGTGTCGTCACTGTTACAGCTACTTCGCCTGACCAGACTACTGCACTTGCATATTCTGGAGTCGGAACTGTTACCGTTTCTTCTTCTTTCCTTGTCGGAGAAAGCTTCTCTGCCGGTGACTTCTCGGCTTCTTCCGAAGTTTCTGAGGGCGACAGCATGATTATTGGCGCTCCTTTCGCGGTCCTAAACCAAGGAACTTACCGCGTTATCCGTCGTTATGAAAATAGCGTATGGTATAAGAACGCAAATACGGTTGAAGAAGAAGTTACGCTTCCTTTGAACAACATTTCTATTGGCGTGGACGCAACTACATCTTTACGTGTAATCGCTTCCAATCATTCTCTTTACATGAACTGGAACGGTGTCGGTACTCAGCCGAACCTTGAAAATGCTCGTATGGGAGATATCATTACCGTAGGTATTGATTTCGATCCTGCGAACCAAGGACAGTTCATGATTCGTCGTTCTGGTAACGCATTGCCTGAGATCACAAATCTCGTTATGCCTGCCGGTTCACAGTTCACTATCGGTGGAGCAGGAAGTTACTTCTTGATCCAATCTGCTGGTGACGTAAATCTTTATTATGTTTGGTTTAATGTTAACGGATCTAATTCAGACCCTGCTGTCGGAGGCAGAACAGGTATTGAGGTTTCTATTTTAAGCGGTGACACGGCTTCAAGCGTTGCAGCAAAAGCTGCACTTGTTATCGGTGCCGCAACGGGACTTACTGCTTCTGCTGCAAACGATATTACTACCGTGACGACAGTGGGTCTCCAAGAAACTACAAATGCCTCGAATGTAAACGTGCCTGCGCCGTTCACCGTGAACGTCGTTCAAGAAGGTCGTCGTACTTTCTTGGAAGCAATCAATCCGTCAGCAGTGAATGAGTCCGCTGTATTCGTGACTTCTGGAGTATTACAGGTCCACAGACCTCAAATCCAGTTCCATGAATACGAAGCAACGGTTCCTGGCGATCTGTTTGTGGCTACCGGCGATACTTTGACTACTCCTAATGCGGGTTCTTATGTTGTTGCCGATGTTATTGACGAAAGCACTATCGTTGTGACCGGAACTATGGCTCCTGTAACGAACGCAAGCTTAAATGGCCGTGAGACTTCGGTTTACGTCCAAGAAGGTCGCCTGTACACTGGTTATAAGCGCGTACTGTTCGCGTCTCAACAGCCTGGATCTCCTGCTCGTAACATTTTGACTTTCGATACTAATGCTCAGTATTCTAAGATCAATGAAGCTGCAAGTATCCAGATTTCATCTGTTTCTAAAATGGACTTCAATACGACTATCCGTAAGGGTCTTGACTCTTACCGTTACAATACTGGATTGATCGCAGAAGCTAACCGTATCATCTACGGTGATCCTCGTGATCCTACAACTTATCCTGGTGTCGGCGCTGCCGGTGCTGAGATCTTCGTTCGCGAGCCTTTGACTCGTCGTATCCAAGTTTCAGTCGTAATCCGAATCAATACTGGTGTTCCTTTCGCACAAACTGCAGAGCAAGTTCGCACTTCTGTTAGCTCGCTTGTCAACTCTAATCCTGTTGGTGAGCCAATCGCAATCAGCGATATCGTTTCTGCGGTTCAAGCAATCCCTGGTGTTCGTGCAATGGCAGTTGATTCGCCACAGTACGATAGCACAAATGACATCATTTTCGTTGCACCTAGCGAAAAAGCACGTATTATTGACCCAGTTCTTGACATCTCCGTGAGTCAGCAAGGTAACTAAAAATGGCAATAACTACACCGGAACAAGAATATAAAAGGTTGAGATCGTATCTCAACCCATACCTTAAAGGACCAACGGTTGAAGCTATCCTAACAGCGTTAGCTTCAGGCGCATCTGCTCCTTTGGTTGAAAATGTTCGTGCGGTTAACGATCAGCTTTATATTGCTACTGCAAAAGGGCGATACTTAGATGAGCGCCTAGCTGAGCACGGTATTACTCGTCCACCTTCTGTGGGACTTTCTGACGATGTATTTCGTCAAATCGGTATTGAAGTTAAGAACCGTAAGCAGGTTCGTGATCTTATCAATAACCTTTTGAATGCTATTTTCGGTGACGAATTCGTTCGCGCTTCTAACCAAGCTCGTGCGTATGAGCCATACAATCTACAAGACGGCGACACCCTGATTATCAACTTTGATGATTCTGTAACTGTTCCTATTGAATTCAACACCTCTGAATTTGCCAACATTGCTGCGGCAACTGCTCAGGAAGTAGCTGATACTATCACGAAAACCCTTCGTAGTCTTGGCTACAAAGGAACTGCGATTGCCAAGGATGACGGTAACGGCCCATATGTATTGATCCTTTCGGATACAATCGGTCCCGCCTCCAGCGTTACTATCCTTGGGGGCCGCGCACAGAATGAATTAAAGTTTGACGCAGCTGTACCTGCCGGTGGAAACATGTCTACTCAATGGACTCTTTCACTCCAGCCTGGTGGAGTTGTTCGTTATACTTGGTCTGGCGGAGCAAATCCTCAGCTTGGAAAGGTTTCTGAAGGAAACTATATTAACATTTATGGAGGCGGATTTTCTGCTTCTTCAAATGAAGGCTCTTACACTATCGTAAACGCGGTAGGTGGACCAGTCAATGTCTCTTACTTTGAGATCGTAAATCCTCTAGGAACTTCTGGCATTGTTGTTCAGGGAATAGACGATGCAATTCTATTCTACAATCCTGTTCGTAAGACTCTAAATAGTCGTCTGAGCTATGCTGCAGTATATCAAGCATCTGCTCGTATGCTACAGATCTTCTTGCCTGCTGCAACGAAAGTTATTCGCCGTGGCCGTGAAGGTGCTGCGCATTTACATGATGATCCATATGTTTCATATACGCTTCTTTCTCAGCCAAACAACGGCGACTTGTTCAATATCTCGAATACGGTCATTTTAAATGCTGGTGCGGATTTCGTTATCGGCGCTACTATTGATGAAACCGTACAAAATATGCGTGACGCAGCTAACGCTATGTCATCGACTGTTTTGGCTTTCGCAAACAAAAATGTCTTGAATGTTTTCCAGAAAGATCTAGCGATCACTATGGTTGGAACATATACGGGAGTAGCTTCTATTACCGGATCTGGCCCTCTTGGTGATATCAATTCGCTTCAGCCTGGCCAACCTGGCCCGTACATGTACGATACCTCTCAGCCTTTTACTGTATCGAATATCGGAACCACTTTAGACCAAAATCTTGATGGAACCATGCCGCGAGTTATTCAGGTAGCTGATTCAAGCCAGTTCCCCGATGAGCAAGGTAATTTGATTTTTGGATACGGAACCCAGAATCAAGAGGGTCCGGTTCCTTATATTGCGCGTCCATCAAACAATACACTTTTGATTAGTCCGGCATATAATGTGAAAAAGACACATCCTACAGGAACAGACGTTGCGCTTGTTGCAGCGAAAGCTTCTCCAGAAGTTAGCCGTGATGGTCTTGACTATCCATTCTATATTACGGACGTTGTTTCTGGTCGAATTTACGCACAGGATCTAATTAACGAAGTCGCTGCATCCGGCATCAACATCGTGTTCACAATTTTATATCCAAACGACATCGGTTTGGGTAAATGGGGAACTCAGTATTCTGAGAACCCAACAATTTGGGGTGAATAATGGCAGCACCAATCGTTTTAACTGGCGCACATATTAAGCTTTACATCAACAATCAGTTGTACAAAACTGTTCAGTCTATTTCTTTAACTGTTGACTACGGCGAAACTGAAGAATATGGAATTGACGCTGCTTATGCGCAAGAGATTGCTCCTACGCGTCTGACTGTAAAAGGTGGAATCCAAGGACTTCGTGTTAAAAATAGCGGCGGACTTCAAGCGCAGAGTATTCGTCCCCTGTTCCTTGACCTTTTGGCTTCTCCGTATATTTCGATTCGTATTCAGGATCGTTCGACTGGTGAGGATATTCTCTATATTCCTCAAGCAAAAGTTAGCCAGGAAAACCATCAAGCGGCTACAAAGTCTACCTATAAGATGAATTTCAATTTCGTCGGTACGATTCCGCTGTTCGCGTTAGACAGAAGCTAATAGACAAGCCATAATAATGGCAATAATTGAGACAGCTATTACGATACTGTCCCATGCGTTCTTTTTATTTTCCTGCTTTTTTTTGCGCTGTTTTGCCATCGTGGAAAATCCTCATAAGGTGATACCAAATTCTAAAGGTGTTGATTGCGTCAGTCAAAGCTCTGTGCGCATCTCCTTCAAATTCTAGTCCAAGTCTTTTCATGCAGTCTTTTAGGCCGCCTGCATACTGTGAATTTTCAAATATTGCAACGCTCTGATAGATAGTTTTTACGTCGATAACTCGAAAGCCCATGAAATTATCTGTCTGCTGAATGTCCGTGTCTTCTCCTTGGCCTATCGACTTACGATACTCTTGATAGATAGCCATTGAGTCATTTCGATATCCAGATCCCCAGACCATAGGGTTTCTGAAGCATTTGTGTTTTTTGTGAAGTCTTTTAAGCTCTTCGTATGCTTCAGTAATCGAGACTCCGCCCTGCACATCAGAGTCTTTGATTCCGGTAAGATCAGTGATAAATGGATCAATCGGCTCATCTGGATTGACGTAAAGTTCGAGTCGTTCAATCAAAGCTGCATTTCTGGCGTTGAACACTGCTGCGCCGATCTGGATTACTTTCCTGCTCGGCTGATTTAGCTCTACGTCCAACACCATTATGTTCATTGTTTTGCCACGCTTTCCGGTTTGATACAAGTTAGCCTATGCCGCAGTTCTTCGTCAAGCTTTTTCTTAACATGTCGAACATATTTCAGGTTCCTGGGACATCCAGGAATTTTTGAAGATTCATTATAGGTTCCAGCGTTGTAGGCCGCGACTACCTTGATCCAGTCTGATTCGTACCTTTCTTTTTGGTACTTCAAATATGCAGCGGCATATTTTGCATTGATCTTTGGGTCCATCAGATCTTCTGGTTCCCCTGTGAAGCCCATCATTTGAGCGGTTCCATATTTGACTTGGCAAATCCCATAGGTAGGGCTTCCGCCATCGTGTGGAACCATCACGTTTGTCAGGTTACTCTCGTGCGTGCAGATCGCCAAGAGTAAAGCGCCTGATACTTTTGCGGCCTTTGCAGCGGCCAAAATTATTGTTTCATAAATCATGTCTGCCTCCTGACTATATTATAGCAAGGAGTGAAACATAAGAAAAGCCTTTTATTTTTCAAAAAGGCTAGTGTTTTCAGCTATTTAAGATTTAAGTTTTTACTTATTTGTGCGATATGAGCAATAAATTCTTCATAGGAAAGATCGCGTTTTGCAAAATTGCACGTTCGACAACATGGCACTACATTTTCAAGAGCGTAGTTTCCTTTGCTGTTTTTTCGATCAAGCCCATTATATAAATAAGCACCATTGCTCGTTCTAGTTTTGAATTTTCTAAATGGTTTGCATCCACAGTAATGGCAGTTGGAACTTGTCAATTGCTCAAATTCCTCTCTGGTAATTGAAAATTCTACCTTATTAAGTCTAGCCGATTTCTTATATGTTCCAAACAATGCGTTACAAGACGAAACTCCTTCCGGCAATTTGTGTCTTTTTAGAAATCTGGAATTCTTGACTAATTTTTTAAGGCATCCACAGCTTTTAGTATGACCTTTTTTTAATTTATGTCCTCTAACTGTCACTACGTTTCCGCAATCGCATTTACAGACCCATGCAGCGTAAACATGTCCAGTTGCGGAAATCTGACTTTCTGCTTTTAACACCACCGTAAGCTTATGGAATTTTTGCCCAATTAAGTCTATTGCAAATCTACCCTTTGCCATTTTTAACTACACCTTTCACTTCGGCTGAATAGCGCTGGCTTTTTGTGCGATGAACGCAGCTATTACATTGCCGATAATACCAAGTTTCACCAATCTTATTATATAAGATTACCTCTAGATATCCATCGCCGCATTCTTTACACGACCAAGCCTTTTTGAGGTCTGCTAAAAGTCGCTCATTGTCAACAGCCTCCTCCTCTTGAGCGTAATGCTCTTCAAGTGAATCTTTTATGTAAGAGTATCGGTCAAGATCTATTCTGGCTAGTTGTTTACGAAGCGAGCTAACCTCGCGTTTTAACTGAAGAATCTGATTGTCTTTGTCGCGTTCTCGTCTACGAAACTCTTTGTTTTCATATTTAAGCTCTTGTTCTCTGCTGAGTTCTTTTTGGCCGCGTCTAGTTTTACCCAAGGATAGCTCCTTTATATGGATACATTGAAGATTCTCATGTGCCCTGTGTATGATTTTACATTGAATGTGTGATATAATCAAGCAAGAGGTAATCTGATAGGTATGTTGCTATATCAAATTGTCCACATTGAAAGTGGACGTAAATATGTAGGTCAAACTTCACGTATCGCAATAAAGCGATGGCGGGAGCATATCTATAAGTTGCGTAAAAATAAGCACGATAATTGTCATCTTCAAGCAGCTTGGAATAAGCACGGCGAATCTGCGTTTGAATTTCAAATAGTTAAAGAATTCAATAGCTTAGATGAATTAAACCAAGCAGAGATTGACCTCATCAAAAATGGGTCCGATTTGTACAATTTAACTGAAGGCGGCAATGGTTTTCATCATAAAAATAGATCTAAGAAGGCTATTGGAGAAGCTAACAAGAAGCCGGTTGTGGGAATGTGCGTTAAAACTGGTGAGATCAGAGAGTATGATTCTGCGGCAGATGCCGCTAAAGATGGATTTAGGCAGGCATGTATTAGAAAATGTGTTCTGGGCTTTGTTTCTAAAAGAAGAGATGGTACTTCTTTTGAGTCTATCTCCCACAATGGATGGGTGTGGACCTCAAAAGAAGCGTTCACAAGAGAGACACTTGTTGCCAAATGTGATATAGCTAAGCAAGCGAAGGTGAGAAAAGAAAGGCCTGTTATTGGTATGAATATTTTTGATAAGAAAACTGTACAATTTAAGTCAGCTTCTGAGGCTGGCAGGAATGGATTTTCTGGGCAGACAGTAAATAAAGCTTGCAGATCCATATCAATTCACAGAGGATTCGTATGGTCTTATGGCGATATAGAGAACCCGCAATCTTTATTAGAGGATAAGGTACGCCTTGTCTTTTCGTCGCCCAAAAGAGGTCCTAAGTCATGGCAGTAACCAGAAGAGTAAATTGGATCAGTCAGGCCCGAGTAGATGTACCGGACGTTCGCGCTCTGGAATCTGCTGCGTCTAATGATTTTGATGAGTTAATCAAGAGTTTTGTAACAGGAACCACGCAAGGTTACATCATGCGCGGTTTCGAGATCTCTATGGCTGGTGCCATTGGAGGAGCCGCTTCAGGCCTTCAACTTCTTGTTGATCCTGGCGCAGTGTTTCATGTCGCATCTAGTCAGTCTGGAACTTTCTACCTAGTTCCGTCTAGTACTCCTGCCCAACAGCTAAACAGTGCTACCAACACAATCGTCGATGGAGCTTTCGCCCCTAGCGCCATCAACTACGTCGGCCTTGAATATGAGAGATTCATTGACGATACTACCAGTTCGCAAGTTTACATTTGGAACCCTACCACAAATAACGAGACTACCAAAAACGCTCCTCGTGCTCAGATCTTACGCTACCGAATCAAGATCACTACCAGCACGTTTGCATCTAACGTCCTTCCTATTGCCACAGTAACTACCGACTCTGGCAACAACGTCGTTTCTATTACCGACGCACGTTGGATGATGTTCCGTCTTGGAACTGGTGGAGCCGCACCAAATCCGTTCTACGTTTATCCTTGGACTGCCCAGCCCGAAGGAAGAACTGAGAACCCATCGACTTCTTCGTCGAACTCCGTGAACCCTTTCCACGGCGGCGATAAGATGATTATGACTTTGAAGGACTGGATGAACGCGATCATGACATCGCTCCAGGAAATCAAAGGTACAGTTTATTGGTACAGTCCATCTTCTGCAGGTTCCATTGATTCTTTGAGAACCGACCTTGGTAACACAGTTACTACTGGCGCAGGCGTCATTGAGCACAGTGCAGATACCGCAGGTCTTATCACTTGGGACGAAGATATCGTTCTCAAAGTTGTTGGCTCGCGCCTTGAATATCGTTTCGCTGCAAACGACATTCCTTCTACCGATATTACTCTCGCTGACAATCAAGTAGCCTACGTTACTTTGGTTCGCGATGTTGAAATCTCCCCTAATCTAGTTTTTACTAACGCGTCTGCCGTCATCACTTCTGTTGGTTCAATCGCATGGACTGGACCTTTGCAAGCCGGTGATTGGATCAGACTTGGTGCCGATACTGTCGCTGGATACTACCAAATTCAGTCCGTTGACTCTTTGAGCCAAGTTACTCTTACGATTCCTTTCCAAGGATCATCTACGGGTGCAGGTGGAGCTAAGGCGAAGTACGCGTTTGGTACATATCAAACGTCTGCTTCTCCTTCTTCTAACCGCGACATTTTTATCGCTGATCGCGACGATGTTCCGCAAGGACAGGATGTTTTCTGGTTCTTGCTTCGTTCCGATAACGGCGGCGTGATTCCTAAAGTTTATGTTCGTTTCATCGGATCTGAACTTGAAATGGGAGAAAGTGAAGAAATTGATGATGGCGTACCGCGCAATCTCTTGCAGTACATCGGTGCTCCGCTTGAATCTTCACGATTCCCTCAGTATTCTTCTGCAATCAATCCTGGAGCATTGAAAGAAATTACCGACCTAGAAGTTGGTGCAGCTTCGACTATTGCGTCGAACCAGTATTTCTTCATCAACTCTGCGGCTGATTCACGCAAATACTATGTATGGTTCAATAAAGATGGTACTGGAGTTGATCCTCAGCCTGCCGTTGATCGTATCGGTATCGAAGTTACAATTTCTACTGGCCAAACTGCAATCCAAGTTGCTGGTATTTTGGCTACCGCTCTTGAGAGCACTTTCTATCCAGATTTCACAGCTGTACAGCGCGTCGCTCCTGACGATGATACTGTTCGAGTTACAAATAACTCTGCAGGTACGACTACTAATGCAGTCAACTTCAACGTCGGCGCACCTTTTAACGTAACTATCGTTCAGAACGGTTCCGGTGACGGTAACTTCATCGTCAATGACGGTGACAATCTGACTGCAGCTATTAAGAAGCTTGACCAAGCATACGGTGCTTTGATCGCTTCTTTGAACAGTCCTACTTACGACGAGCCTGTTGACATCGTTTCCTCTGGCGCAACTCCTCCTACGTCGTTGAATGGTCCTGTTAGTGCTGGAACAAACATCAATCTTCCGAACAACACTCGTCTTGCGAACATCACACAGTTCTACACTGTTGGATCAGGCGCATTGCAAGTTTATTTAAACGGTCAATTCCTACGTTTGGGAATCGACTGGACTGAAGTCGGCGCAGCTAATACTGCAAGTAACCAAATCCAAATCCAACAAGTGTTGGATGTTGGCGATAGCCTAGAATTCCGTATCGGAGCAGGCGGCGCTGGTTCTGGCGGCGGAGGCGGAGGAGTCGGACCACAAGGACCTCCTGGACCTACCGGACCTGCCGGTGCTGACGCAATCGGTGGACCTGTTGCAATTTCCACGAAAACTGGAAACTACACGGTCATGACTTCTGACAACGTGTTGCTCGGCGATGCAACTGGCGGCGCGATCTTGTTCACGCTTCCTACGGCAGCTTCTGCAGCTGGACAAGTCTTCTTCTTCAAGAAGATCGACGCGTCTTTGAATGCAGTTACGATCCAAGCAAACGGTATCGAATTGATCGACGGATTGAACACTCTTGTAATTAACTCGCAGTTCGTGTCAGCTACTCTGGTTTCTGATGGAACTCAGTGGTGGATCTTGTAATGAGTTTTTCGCCGTATTTTTTCAACAAGAATGCTACTGGAGCGGTTCGTGCTATTACCACGAACTTTCAGAACGCATCCGGTTCTACTTTGGCCAAGGGAACTCCAGCATGTGTTAACGCATCAAGTCAATTGATTGCCGTAAATGTGTCTTTGGAAGCTTCCGTGATGGCAATCGTAGGATTGACGAACGTGGCAATTCCAAACGCAGCTACAGGCGGCGTTCAGGATAGCGGTCGTCTTGAAGACGTGGCAGTTGCCTTTGCTCTTGGCGATCCTCTTTGGATTTCCAAAACAGGCGGATTGACCAATGTGAAGCCGGAAATCGGCGTAGGCGGATTTACTGACGGGGATTTCGTAGTTTTCGTTGGTGTTGTGGTTAGAAACGAATTTAACGCATCCCTGAAAGACATCAAAATGATGCTTTCTATTGTCGGACAGCTGTAAGGAGATTTTATGAACGTACATGGTCGTGAAAGAAAAGTCGATATTATCAATACTAGAAATGATTTGGAACATATTGCTGGGACTCCTGAGTATTTTGAGTTTCTTCGTAATTTGTACGGTTCCAGAGTTAAAAAATCAGATGTAGCTGAATATCCCGAGAATTACAACAGAGGACTAGCTCCAGAGGATGAGGGCTATGTCGCACCACAAATTATTGAAACCGTGAATCTTAGAGAAATCGAAAGATTTGGATTTACAGTTGAAGAGCTAGAAGTATTGCTAGATGGTAAAATGGAGTAACAATGGCAACTAAAATTGATTCAAGACAGGTAGTTCTAAGAGCACAGTCTCCTTTCATCGGCAACGCTGCTAATGAACAGCTTGATGTCGTATTTCCTCGTATTGACGCCGAGATGGCGAAGCTTTACGAAGATCGCAACGTGATGCTGCAAAATGGCGGTATCATCACTTTTACTGGAACTCAAATCCAGTTCACTGAAAATCTAGAAATCGTTCTGAACCAGAAAATCTCTGGCGCAGCGCCCCAAGTTATTTCTTTGGGATCTGCAAACGTAAACCTTGCAAACGGTGAAATGTGGTATGCGGTTATTAACCGTACCGCAGGAACAGCTTCCACTGCTGTTGCTTCTACTTTGCCTGCAGTTGTTGCGGCAAACCAAGAAGTCTTTTTGATCGTTAAGCGCGTTGATGCTGGCGACGGCACCGCTATTGTTTATTTTAGAAATGGGTTTGCTTTAGTAGGTGGCCAATCCTCCCGTCCTGGGGTAGACCCTATTTTGACAAATAAGCAAATTTCTTATTCTTCTTCTGATGATAGCGTCTCCAGTGGCAATAACGCTGTTCTGTCTACTTTTAATTCTGGAATTATTAGGCTGACGAACGGATCGCTGGCGAGCATAGGGGGGATTCCAGCGGGCAAGCCAGGTCAGTTTTTGGTGTTAGAAAATAAGACCGGCGTACAAATTATGGTAAATAACGAAGACGGAACAGTTTCTTCTGTAAATAGAATACAGACAGGATCTGGCGGAAATATTCCCATGTCCTCTAATGCTTCTTTCGTTTTTGTTTACGACTCTACCTCTCAAAGATGGCAGATGGCGTCGGGTTCAGGCAGCGGTGGATCTACCCCGTCTTTAATGGACGACCTTATAAAGTCCGATAAGACATCTGTCGTTTTTAATAAGACAAGTGCGACAACAATAGATATTAAGGCAAATACCTCTATATATGTCAAGGGTCAGCTTATTAACTTTTCAATTAACACTGCGGTGATTATGCCTGCCCTGACAGCCGGAACAGATTACGCTATTTTCGCATGTCAAGACGGCACCGTTCGTGCAGACGCTAATTTTTCTGCTCCCACAGGATATAACACTGGCAACTCGATTCTTATTGGTGGATTCCATTACGGCCTAGTTTCTCCTACTGAAACAGTTGCAGGCGGATCTTTTGCTACTGCTGGTAACGGAATGATTTGGACCCAAACAGATGTAAATACGATTCGCGGAATTAACGCTTTTTCTCTTTGGGATTTGAAATTTAGACCTAAATGTGATCCAAGAGGAATGGCCTTGATCTCTGGATCTTTTTGGATGGACATCTATTTATGCAATACAGATCATATGGTTAACGGTACTTCTAAGGCTGGTAG